TCAACCGCCTTCTCGGCGCCCAGCCCTTCAACTACACCGATGCCGTCGATGCCCTCCCCAACGCCATTATGGCCTTCGGCTCCCACGACGCTGTCGCCAACACCACCGGCTCTTACATCAGCGCTTCGGGCCTCTTCAACGACGCTGGCGCCCAGGATGTCTACACCACCGGCACTTCTTGGTGGCACGGGGCTGACACCAGCGCTACTGGCACTTACAACCTCCCCAACTTCGGAAACGGAGTCGCCTCGGGTGTCTCTGATGCCGGCACCTTTGTCCTCACCGAGACTTCTCTCGACATGCACTGCTGGGGTGAGAACCCAGTCGTCACTGCCAAGCTCCAGCTTAACGGCCAGGACCGCTTCTCCGAGCGCGAAGGAACCTACTTCGACCTCGTTCAGCCTTGGCAGCACCACACTCGCGCCCCTGATACCGGTATCAACCTGTATTCTTTCGCGCTGAGACCCGAGGAACACCAGCCTTCCGGCTCGTGCAACTTTTCTCGTATTGATAACGCTACCCTTCAGCTTGTTCTTTCCAACGCCACCGTTGAGGGAACTAACACTGCCAAGGTTCGCGTGTATGCCGTGAATTACAACGTTTTGAGGGTTATGTCCGGAATGGGTGGGTTAGCGTATAGCAACTGAGCATTTCAAAATTTTTATCTTACGATATATCGTCACATTTTTTGTATTCAAACTATAAAAAATATAACGCTGTTTTATTATTCCATTCGTAATTTGATAGATTTCAGTCACAGTCATAAAACAACTCCACGATTTCAACCGTCTTCTCCGTAGCGTTTTCGGGGTTCGTCCAATATTCAACTTGTTCGCGCAACCTCTCCAAGCGCGACTCCCATTCTTTCTCCTTTGATTTCTTCACTACACAAATACCTTTCCCATTCACACCCCAGCACGAAGTAACGCTCTCACCGTTTTCGTCGGTATGCTCGTCAGGGTTAAATCTAATGAATATTACAGGCCGATGGTTTAGATCTTGTGACAATTCCATTATTCGTTTATGTTCGCAAGAGCAGTCATAGTTGGTATGTTGGTTTTCATCCACTTCCACAATAATGATTTGGTATCCAAGGTCAAGCATGATGTCCGGACGACGAAGCGAGCATCCATCCGTTATCGTTTTATCAGCAACCCAGCTTAAATCTGGAAATTTCGATGTAATGTATTCAACCACACAGCGTTCCTTGGTTTTGTAGTTCCGAGAGATGGGTTTGTCGGGAAACATGTGTATGAAACAATTAACGCAGTAACCATCGTATTTCTCGACAAAAGCATATGTATTACACCATTCATTCCGGCAAGTTTTATTTTTGATATCTTTCATATTTGGGAGTTTATGACTATAACAATACAAAGCAGTTTTTTCATTCGCATAATTATAATTTGGGATTATAGTACACCCTTCTTGTACGCATCTTTTACTTTTAACATTTATCATGTCATCATGTTTATGAATACAACATAAAATTGGTTTCGTTTCAGTTTTGTAATTATACGTTGGTCGTGTTCTACATTCTGGGTAAGTACATAGTTTATTTATTATATCAGACATTCCTTGTAATTTATGCTTTTTACAATACAAGCCCTTTTTTTCTCCGTGATAATTGCAAGAAGCAATTGTTTTGCATCCGTGGTGAATACATCTTCGATTTTTTACATCAATCATATTTTCAAGACGATGAGAAGAACAATACAACGCATTTGTCATTCCTTCATAGTTATATGTAGGTCTTATTTTACACCCAGTATAAATACACGGTTTATCCTTGACGTTAACCATGGTGTCCTCTTTATGAAGGTTGCAGTATAAAAGCTTAATTTCTCCTTCATAATTATAGATTGGATATTTCGTACACCTCACCCCCTCCTCATCAATAAAAGCACACTTTGACATATTTCTACCCTACTTATAAATCCACCCTACCTAATTTAATTTCAATTTTCCCTCAAATCAAAAAATTGAAATTGTTTATTCCATTTCACTCTAATCCATACACGGCTACACTTCGTTCGGCTACACTTCGTTCGGCTACACTTCGTTCGGCTACACTTCGTTCGGCTACACTTCGTTCGGCTACACTTCGTTGCGCTCATTCGTCGGCTTCACTTCGTTACGCCATGCTCCAATTCCAATCACAACACGACTATATCACCCAGAAATACTCCGCCCCTGCCGCATCTGCCGCCACCGCATCCGGCGTGACCTTCAAACCCGGCCATACGAAATCTCTCGGCCGCACCGCCAACCAAATGAAAAATCCGCTCTGGGAAATCACAAATCCACAAACCGGCGAGGTCACATCGGTTATTATGTACTGCGAACCCAACGAATACTGCGAATTATGTCCCACGAGTTACCAAAAAATACTGGAATACGAGGCAAACCACAACAACGGCGAGAAGATCACTTGGTATAAAACCACGAACGGATATATTTACTGTCACAATAACGTCTTCATCCATCAAGTCATTATGGACACATGGGGAAACGGAAAAGGGACGAGCATCGTAAGTGTCGACCACATCGACCGAAATCCCATGAACAATCGATACGACAATTTGCGGATTGCGCCGATGCAAGAACAACAAAAGAACAGCAAAGGAACTGCGGATGACGGAACCAAACGCGAGAGAAAACATAGTGCTCGCGCTCTTCCCGTTGGCATCACCCAAGATATGATGAAGAAGTATGTCGTCTATTATTTTGAATACTTGGATAAAGAACACACACGGTCGAGAGAATTCTTCAAGGTTGAGAAACATCCCAAACTTGAAAAACCGTGGATGACGAGCAAATCCGAAAAAGTGTCGCTGTTACAAAAATTGGAAGCCGCCAATAAGGTCGTAAGTGATTTGGAAAAGGGCATCTTCCCTGAAGATACAGCACCTGCGGCGGTTCTGCCTAAATATATCTCGCTCGTCGTTGTGCGTGAAAAACCGCACTTGGTATATGAGAGAAGACGACAGGACAACGGCGTTCGTGAAGGATTGCGCATGGTCCTGCCTGAAAACTATACAATCGATGACGAAATCGTGAAGATGAAAGAGAAAGTAGAGGCAAAATACGGTGCGGGGGCGATGGATTAAAGTCATCATAAAATTGAATCAACCAATCATATTATCAACCAATAATATCAACCCATCAACAACCACCAATGCGACCACTTCGACTTGTTCTCCCAACCGACCTTATCCCCGGCAAAATGTATCTCATCCGCGAAAAACGGCCGGAATTTGCCCACCTGAATAGCAAAGGCGTCTTTGTAATAAATGAGTATCCGTCTTCGCCTCATCAGTGTACGATGAGCCATTTCACGAATGTTCAGTCGAACAATAATACAAATCACCCCGACCTGTGTCTTCAAGACGTATATTGGAATTATTATGAAGCCGATGCTCTTGAACGAGCATACACCACCCAAGCGCTTCGCATGATTACAGGCGACCCCGATTTCATATTTGATGATTATTGACGATAATCCTAATTCTAGGACGATAACCTCATCATTATATATAGTAAAAATTCATATTCCAGATAGCGGTGAATTTTTATTATATTTACACGGTGATTGAATTATTATGATGATGCTACCTGCCTGCCTGCCTACACCCCCCTCACCACCCCCATCCCAACCATCCGCCACAGAATGACCGAGACGATACTTCCAGCGATGAAACCGTTGCCGGCTGCCTCCAAGGTCTTTCCAAATAAGAAATAGGCGATGGCTGGGAACACGATATACGTGAGCACGGCGTAAAACGCCATAACGCCGGTGTATTTAGTTATGTTGAAGTTCATTATTGATTGGGGTTATGTTATGAAGTAACGAGAGAATATAAAATTGAAATATTTTTAATGTAACATCTAAAGGTATAGTGCTAGAATATAGAAGAAGAATGAGTCGCTCTGAAATTGTCAAAGAACGACCCATCCAAACTAAGGCTTTGAAAGAAGTTACGAAACTACTTGAAACGCGGGGCGAATGTCTCGTGAAAATGTTTTGCGGAACAGGTAAGTCATACGTTATGACGCGTCTCATAATGGACCAGAAGAAATCTCTCAGCATCATCGTGTTTCCATCTCTCGCGTTGATTCGGCAATTCACCAACGATTATCTCCGCGATACGGAAACCAGAGTGTATGGATTATTAAATGTAAGTAGCGAGGAACTCGCGCATATAACAAGCACAACCGACCCAGCACAAATCCACCACTTTCTTAACAATCCAAAAACGAAACATCAAAAGAAAATCATTTGCGTTACCTACCAGAGTTTAGATGTCCTTCTCTCGAGCATAGGTGATACAAACATCGGGATTGCGTGCTTTGATGAAGCACACCGGACAACCAGCCCCGAAGCAAAAGAACTGGTCTATGGTGATGAATATCGCGCAAAATATGAAAAGCGGGTGTTCTTTACAGCCACACCGGTGAATGCGAACGGTATTACGATGTTTGACCGCGAACGCGATGAAATGGGAACGTACGGCGACTGCGGCCCTCTCGCATGCGAATACACATATTTACAAGGACTTCGTGATGCCATTCTCTCGCTGTTTGAATTGAGGATTGACCTTTATACACAAGACACACTTGGAAATATGTATGAAAGCATCGCACGGGCCATTCTGACAACAGGGAATACGCGAGTGCTTACATTTCACGCCGACGCTGCTGAAGAGAGCAAATCCGAAACATCAGTGTTGCGCTTCGTGGATAAGGCGAAATTCGTCGAGGCGTTTCGCGCGGTGTGTGCGAAGGAGTTTCCTGATAAAGTGGGGAAGTTCGCTGACGACCGCATAACATTCACGGCAATCACCGCTGAAACCAAAAACAAGGACGCAATCCTTAGTGCGTTTGAAACCTGCACCGACGACGAAATATATATCGCGTCGTCGTGCCGAACGATTGGTGAAGGTGTGGATACGAAGAAGGCGAATATGTGCGTGTTTGTAGACCCGAAATCGTCGGTCATATCCATTATTCAAAACATCGGGCGCATCTGCCGCAAAATCGCGGGTAGCGAACGACAGCCTGCGACGATATTGATACCGGTTTGTATTGGATGGGAGAAATACCGCGAGGCTGGAGATGACCCTGAAGTCCAAGACAAACTGATACGCGAACAACTGAACGACCGAGAGAATGGCGATTATAACGCGATTATGAACATCGTTGCGGCGCTGAAACAGGAAGACCCCGAATTGTATGAGTTGTGTTTGCGATACCCGAGTAATTTCACAGAGTCGGAGAGGAAACATGCGTTGGAAGAACAGGGGTTCCGTGTATTGGAGGAAGAGGACGAGAACATCGAAGGCGATGACGCGGAAGATGACGACGACGCGGACGCAGAACCGAATGTATTGTATGAATACGATATTGACGAATTGGTGGAGAATGGCGAGAGAGTGGAAATCCATACGAGTAATACAGAGCAACCGATTGTGTATCGGGGGTTTGATGATGAAGAACTCGAAGACGACGAAGATGAAGACGAGATACCGATTCAGCGGTTTTATAAAGTAGAGGAAGAAAATGATGATGGCGAAATGGAAACGAGATATCATCGGATTGTTCCGATGGAGGGTCGTGAAGAGGAATTGGATAACAAACGCTTGAACCCGCCAAAAGCGACCAATCGCCCGAGAATGAATATCCACACCAACGATGAAATCAAACTGACTTGGAAGATGGGTGATGTCATGCTGGGGGAGCAATTTGGGTCAGGGGTACTGGAATGTCAGGTAGAAAGGGCGGATAATGATGAATTGTGGAAGGAGAACCATCAGAAAATGTGCGAGTTTATTGATGAGAAGAGGAAAACTCCATCAGTACATTCAAAATACTCAGAAGAAAAAAAGTTATCAAAATGGGTTTCACATCAAAAACATAATTATGACCCGCGCGGTCCTCAGTTCAGCAAGGAAAGAATGAAAACTCAAGAACGATGGAAAATATGGACGGATACTCTTGCGGATGAGAAGTATAGTGAAGCATTAGCAGATCCGCTTCAAAAATGGAAGAATAATTATAAGAAGATGTGTAGGTTTATTGAAAAAAATGACAAAGCACCTCGCATGTCTATGTCTGGACCAGTTATTGAACCTGAAGAAAAAATATTGGGAAAATGGATAAGTGGTCAAAAATGTAACTATGAACCACGTGGTCCAGACTTCAGCAAACACATTATGAAAACAAATCCAGAAATATGGCAAATCTGGAATGAAACGCTTGCTGATCCAAGATACAACAAACATTTGGTAATAGACCGACTTCAAGATTGGAAAGAAAATCGTATGAATGTGTGCGAGTTTATTGACAAAAATGGAAAAGCTCCATCAGCAGCCGCAAAGAACCTTGAAGAGAAAACACTAGCACGTTGGGTAAGCAGTCAAAAAGTTTGCTATAATTATCGTGGTCCGGAATGCAGTAAACAGGGAATGAAAAATCCAGAAATATGGCAAATCTGGACCGAAACGATTGCTGACCCAATGTATAACAAATATTTGGTATTGGGAGTTCAAGGTTGGATTAATGACTTTGCAAATGTGTGTACATTCATTGACAAAAATGGCAAAGCGCCATCATCAACAGCAAAGGACCCTGAAGAAAAAAAAATAGGATGTTGGATTTCTAGTCAAAGGATAAAGTATGATACACGTGGTGCAAAATTCAGCAAGGAAAGAATGAAAAATGAAGAGGTCTGGCTGAAATGGACTGAAACGATTTCTCACCCGAACTATGAAAAGTATTTAGTAATTGACCGACTTCAGGATTGGATGAACGACCATACCAAATTGTGTGCATTTATTGAAAAAAATCATAAGTCACCATCATCACACATGATAAAAGACATATCAGAAAAAAAAATAGGAAGTTGGATGTGTCATCAAAAGCACAATTATGACCCACGTGGTTCAGAATTCAGCAAACATGGAATGAAAACCCCCGAAATATGGCAAATATGGACCGAAACACTTGAAAAATATAAAAAATATTTGGTAATAGATTTAATCCAAGACTGGAAAGACAATCATATGAAGATGTGCGAATTCATCGACAAAAATGGAAAAATACCATCGTCAACCGCAAAGGATCCCGAAGAAAAAATACTGTCAAATTGGCTGGTCGCCCAAAAAGCAAAATACAATCCACTTGGTCCTGAATTAAGCAAACACGGAATGAAAAATCCAGAACTATGGCAAATATGGAATGAAACACTTGCCGACCCAAGATACACCAAATATTTGGTAATAGACCGAGTTAAAGATTGGATGAATAACCTTTCAAACATGTGTATATTCATTGACAAAAATGTCAAGGCACCAACAAGATATACAAAAGATACTGAAGAAAAAAAATTAGGAGAATGGCGTTCAGACCAAAAGAAAAAGTATGACCCTCGTGGTCCAGCATTCAGCAATGACGGAATGAAAACTCCCGAAATATGGCAACTTTGGACTGAAACAATCCAAAAATATTCATGTTTAAAAAAACAGGGGCAAGAAAATCTTAGTCCATCTCCATCTCCATCTCCCAAATCAAAATCCAAAGTATCCAAAAAGTCCCATATCATCCCCAATCCGACCGCGTCATTGGAATGTTCGGCATCCGAAACAAATCCAATTCCAAATCCATCAAACCCCAAACGCGTCATCACCGATTCCCCCTATAAACTCACAGGTCGTGCATGGGCCACGCAAAAATCAACCACAACCCACGAAAAGCTCCAGTCTAATCCCGCCGAATGGCGCGCGTATCACGCCGCCCGCGATATCAGTTTTCAGGGCTACACCGACCAGTCCCAAATCCCGCGCAATCGTGTCATCGCTCATCTCGGCGACAAGCGCAAGCATCGCCTTCGTATTCTAGACTTGGGTTGCGGTCGTAACAACATCGCGCAGTATTACGCCGACGCAGACAAAGACCATAAGTTCACAATCCAAGGATACGACCACATCGCCGAGGAAGGAAGCGGTGCGCTCGTCGGAAATATTGCCGACCTTACCGCGCAAGAAGAAGACGAAAGTGCCGATATATGTATTTACAGTCAGTCGTTGATGGGTTCGGATTGGCGCGATTACTTGACCGAAGGCCACAGAATGCTGAGATACAACGGCGAGTTTATCATCTCCGAACACATTAAGATGTTGGACGACGTTCGTGCGGAACTCGGTCGTCTGGGGTGCAAAGTGGAAAGCGTAGACGCGGACGCGGGCACGAGTGTGGCGGAAGCGGCAGATGCTTCGGAAGCAGATGATAAGGTCGCGAAATGGTTCGTGTTGGTTGCGAGGAAGGTGTAAATCATGGAAGATATATACGAATAAAAATACCGTTAATTTTTATTTGTATTATGGTTATTTATTCTTCGTCTGGTTCGATGCGAGTACTGTCATATGTTCTGCAGGGGAAGTTTGGAAACTGAAGCGTTTGTTCGCCAGTTAGTTTTGGTAATCCGTGCACATAACCAGAACGTCCTTGTGAATTCCACTTTCTATATTTATCGCCGTATTGGTTACACGTAATTTTTTTGAACTTCAATTCGCCAACATACACTTTTTCAAATTGTTTCAATGAATATACTCTTCCAATCATCATGTAAGATGTGGTGTAGTTTTTTCTTTTTTCTTCTTTTTCCCATGCACGGGAGTCATTGTCGTCACCAATTTCATTTCGATAATAGATATGCTGTTCTCCATGTGATGAAATTGTTGACAATAACTGATTACTACTATGGAGACCAGGGTAGCCGCAAAACGGCACCACCTTCACATCATTTTCCATCTCTGTCATCCGTTCCTCTATTTGTTTCACGCTCTCATTCAGCGCGGATTGTTGCCCTTTCAGCATATCACGCAATGCACGCATATCCTCCTGCATCATCAAAATTTGATTGCGTAGTTCCGTATTTTGTGCGTAAAGTTCCGCCACTTCATTCTCCTTTGTCATCGCCCATTCTCTCGCCGCCTCCTTCTGTTCCTTCTTGCTCTTGCCCTGCGTTGCTCCCATGTTCGTTTGGTAGGTCGTCTATGGTAGTAGACGGTTTGTCGATAGAACGTTCAATTTTATTTACATTCACCGCCTCCACCCCCGCCGCCCGTATTTACAATGCTGGCGCTGAGAGAATCCGCGCGGGCGTCGGCAGTTGATACTGCGTTTGTATTTCATCGACCAATGACGGTGAGGATGGCGTCGTCGTTTCGTTAGAAGCATTACACTAGTATATAATACGGAGAATATACTAAAGCACCGGCCTTAAAGCCCCCTCAACAACCCCTCAATACTATCCAGATCCGTAAAACAACGCGGGTATCGTGCGTGAAATTCGCGCATCCTCGAGAAACAATCCGGATAACACGCATCCAAGAGTTCCGCCGTTACATCCGCCCATCTCTCGACGACGAGACATGGAAACCCCGTATCGGGCGCATACAGCCGGTCAAACACCGTATGAGTCCGGACGACAATTGGAACGCACCCCAAATAAATACATTCGTAGAACCGGTGGGTATCCACGCCACATCCTCGCGGGCAAAGGGCGTACCGACTTTCTAGTGTTTTAGTGTATATAACTGACTCAGGAATCTTCTCACAACAAACCCCCGCAGTATCATTGGCGTCGTTTAGATTATACACGAACGGTGTTGCCGCAAAGAGGTCATAGCACTCCTGCCGTGAAGGGTGTGGTGTCCTGAGACTAAAAAACATCAAGCATTTAATTGGGCGTAGATTTGCGCCCAACGCCGTGCGAAGCGACGCCCCCTTTTCAAGAAGGTGTTTTTGGTTGTACCGGCGATGCTTTGCGACGATAGTCCCGCAATCCCGTAGTCCAATCGGCATAATATGGATATTGGGGTGGTCGTATTCATTATTCTGGATAAAAATCCGCTTACTTACAGGAAGCAATCTCTCGACAAAGTCCCACGCAACCAGCGGTTCTTCCATAATATAAAACACGACGCGGACGTTACGTGCCCGAAGAATTGCGACGATGGTATGAATTGGAACTTCAGTTTCTCTCGTCGATATAAATATGGAATCTCCATCACGCAACTGTGCGACATATTCTGCGGAATCATGAATCCCAATATTACACTGGTTGGTATAACATAGCGTGCTGTGAAGCGCGAAGCCGATTTGCGACAATTTGAATATCAGTTGCGACGACAATACGCATTTAGCTTGTTGGATTGCGTTCATTACGAGGCTAGTTGATATTTAGGAGCGTTTCATTTTTATATGTTTTATACTGTGGATATACAAAATGGAACCTGCCGCCGCCCCCGCCGCCCCCGCCGACACGACTCTTCTCTTGTTAAGAAACGACAAGCGCGAGAGAAAGCACACCGCACAATCCCTGCCGCCGGGCATCACGCATAACATGATGAAGAAATTTGTCGTATATTACCGCGAGATGACCTACCTTAAAAGCGGGAAACAGCAACCGAGAGAATATTTCAAGGTAGAGTCCCACCCGAAATTATCCAAACCATGGGTCAGTTCCAAATCCGCGAAAATCTCTCTGCTAGAAAAGTTGAATCACGCAAATCAGGTTGTCGCGGATTTAGAATCACAGACGGATGTTGTTGCGGCCATATGTGCCGCCGAAGAAGAAGATATAACGACCGTTGTCGAGAGATGGTCGAAACATCTTCCAAAATATATGATGCTGCGTATTGGAAAGTCGGCACCGACGCCGACGCCGACGCCGGCACCGGCACCGGCATTGAGTCTTCTATATGACCGTAAAGATAATCAATACAGAACCCGATGGACATCCAGTTATACATTTTCGGTGAATTCCATCAAAGACGCCGATGCTATTATTTCTGCCGCAATTGCGGCGTTACGAGAGAAAATACGTGATAAATACAATTTAGATGTAGTAAGTATATAAATATTTATTCGTTGTATAATGTATACCATGTTCGCACCACATGCTTCTTCTATACCAGTCGAGAATATAGAAGACGACTATGACAATGACGCATGCCTTATCACCCCTAAGGCTCCTAGAGGAAAGCGTAGCGACTTAACCGAAAAAGACCTAGACGAATTTAAAAAATCGCCCTTTCATCTACTACTATTGGGACAAGAAACCGATTGACAAATTAGATGATCCATTGCGGTCTAAGCATTTGAAAAAAAATTGAAATGTTTTTCTTCAAATAGGATGTATAACGTCGATTACCGTCAAGAACTACCGAAACAACAAGAAATGTCATCCAACGCTACTACTACTACTACAGTCTACCCCCGTCGTTTTCCCGACGGGCAGATGAGACCCGCCGACAGCAAATTCTGCAAGGTTTGCTATGACGCTGGCCTTCCAGTTGCCAACTACACGGACCACTTTGTCAAAGACCAGCCCGGTCCCGATGGAAAAGTGGTCTGCTCAACGCTCCTGAATCAAGCCTGCCGAATCTGTGGAAAATCTGGACACACGTCATCTTACTGCTCCCAATACCGTCGCCGTGAAGAACCCCGTCGCGAAGAACCCCGCCGTGAGGAACGCTACATCGAGCGTGAGCCCCGTCGCGAAGAACCCCGCCGCGGGGAACGCTACATCGAGCGTGAGCCCCGCCGTGAGGAACCCCGTCGCGAGGAACGCTACATCGAGCGTGAGCCCCGTCGCGAGGAACCCCGCCGTGGTGAGCCCCGTCGCGAGGAACGCTACATCGAGCGTGAGCCCCGCCGCGGGGAACGCTACATCGAGCGTGAGCCCCGCCGTGGTTCATTCAATGACCTTCGCGACGATACTGAGCACCGTGAACGCGAAATCCGCGAACGTGATGATGCCTACTACCGCGAACAAGACGAACAGCGTCGCCGCGATTCAACTCCGTGGCTTCAGGCAGTGAAGCAACAACAACCACGCGACAATACTCGTCGCGTCCCGTACGCTCATCCTCACGGGCCTCGTGTTCGCTTGAACCTCGAAGCACCGGCACTTTCGGTTGCCAAACATGGAACCGCGTTCAATACGCCACCAACCGCGAGTGACGCCGAGTTCATCATCATCCGTGGTCATCAATACCCCCGCGTCAATCCTGGAGCAATTGACGTTCTTGCCTTGAATCTTCCCCACAGCGAACATTGGGGTGATGAAGAAAAGGATGAACAGTTCGAACTCAACCCCGATAAAATGTGCGAAGACTTCTTGCGCGACATGTAAGGAATGGAAAAGGTAAGATTTGTGTAATATTGTATTATAATTATGAAAACAAAAACAAAAAACAAAAAAATGTATGTGTGTGTGTGTTTCTAACACTTTTTTATTATGTCTTCGTATATCCAGAGAATAAATTGAAATGATTTTCATGTTTATTACCCACAGCATAGATCAAGACCGCAGCATAATAATAAATGGAAAAACGCAACGACAACGATAACAGTATGACGGAAATGACCGACGAGTGGTTACTATCATTTTTCGAAAACGGCGAAAAATGTAATAAAGAACCGACACCGCAGCAGGAGAGCGACGGCGACAAACCAGAGGAGGCGGAAATTACAACTCAAGAACAAATATACAGCTATCCAGACGGAACTGTCTATATGGGACATATGGTAGGAGTATTCGCGAAAGGCAGCGATGCGGTGTGCTGTGACGAAACGGCGGCGGCGGCATGCACTGCCGCGATGAGTCATCAACGCCATGGTTCTGGAACCCTCCGCACTCCAGCTTTTGTTTATGGTGTGCCCTTGAAGAGTTATACTAGCGACGAGGCAGCCGAAAATGCACATTTGGCGAAATGGCATGAATATATCGGGACTTGGAAAAACGACAAGCTTCACGGCTACGGAGTTCATGTTCAAAAATCGGGCAACGGCGGCGAAACCTTGATATTCGAGGGTATATGGGAAAATGGAAAACCCAAAAAGTCGATTCATTCCAAAGATGAGGACGGAGATTACGATTTTGACGAGGCTATGTTTGGATGGTAGAGTGTGTGAAGAATAGCGAGGTGGAACGAGAAAAATTGATGGTCTGGTCCCCCGTCATTTTTTCCGTCCCTCGTAAAAAATTGAAATGTTTTTTTTACATGAGAATGGATATACAGACGACCTCGCAGACAACAATGACGACGACTACGAACACCACCACCATCCCGCCCCAGAAATACCGACGAGTGGATATGGCTCGATTACCACCGTTTCGTTTGGAAAGAATACCCCCTGCCAGTTTGAAGACAACCGTCCCTGGCTGGGATTATTCTTCCCGGATCAAGTTCAAGAACGTATGGGACGACGAAGCAGAAGCAAAACGTGCAGAAGACGAAGAAAAAGCCGACCTTGCGCGAACGCTATCGCGCACCACCCAGACCAAATCAACAAAAATGCGACGCAGATTCTGTAAGTTTTGCCAGCAGCGAGGATTCCCTCTCGCGGTGTGTAAGACGCATTATACAAAAAGCGGACCCGAGTTTGGCGAGAAAATCACTTGCCCTGCTCTTCTCCAGCAACAATGCGCCCGATGTGGTGAAATCGGGCATACGCCGAAATACTGCAAAAGCGAACACTGGCTGAAAACCGACCCGTGCCAAATCTCAGCCTATCGCAATTGCTTAAGTATTGACTGGTTTAATTTGGGAATGATTGAATGCGATGATAACCTGTGGCGGTGGCAGAAACCGATTCCCCCCGCGCTCCAGACGCGACACGACGAATACGAGGAACGGTGTGTGAAACCTTCCCGGATTTGGATTGAAATGACAGGAGACCACAAACATTACACCAATGATTTCCGGATCGTGATGATGGTTCGCACCAAAGATGACTGGTTTGATGTGCGTGACAGAACAGAATACGAAGCCAGGGTTCAAGAGCATTACGAATGGATGCGAACGGTGACGTGGGATGAAACGCCACAGAAGAATCGCGATCACTTCTTCATCGTGAATTCGCATCCGCCGTCCTATGAAGAGGCTTGTGCCGCTAACGCAGCCGAAATCGTGGCTGAAAAGGAGGACGAGGCGGCTGGGTGGGTCGATCGCGATGTGGATGAAACGGAACGCCGGAGGATGTGCGACATTATTCACAGGTATATGGAACATCAATCAAGGGAGTGAGCCGAAGGTGAATGCGAATGAATGAGCGAATGAGCGAGCGAATGAATGAGCGAGTGAATGAGCGAGTGAATGAGCGAGTGAATGAGCGAGTGAATGAATGAATGAGTGAATGAGCGAGCGAATGAATGAGCGAATGAGCGAATGAGCGAGTGAATGAATGAGCGAGCGTGTGTGTGTGTGTTACTAACACTTTTTTATTCAAGTTATATATTATATGAACTGGTTTACTACTGAAGATTTATTGTCATCAACAGACCACAAACGCCAGACAATAGTGTTAGATGATATATACGGATATGTCCTCCCTCATGCTGGAACTAAATATACTGGAAAAATAATTCAACACACCCTGCGATTTCGCCCGAGAAATATAGAAAAAATCAAACGCGTATATATTTATTATTATCCCGCGAACCAAACCCCAGATATTATGCTGTCGGTTGATGAACGTAATACCGCCATCATCGACGACCGCGTGATAATATCATCTCTTTCTATGAAAGCAGAATGTCATCACGAACTCTATGTTCCATTTCGGTCAATTCTTCACTATTTCCGGTCTTGGGGTGTAAATATAGATAGTATCAAATTTATACCTGTAAATATTCTAAATAAAGTGATAAGAAATCAAACACCTCGTCAAAAACAAGCACAATATAGAGCCAACACGCGTCGATATCGACGTCTTACAAATGGCGATTTTTATATTATTTCTGCTGATTTCTCTCATCATAAACCGTTTCAATATGCAATATCAAATGAAAATAAGGCAGCACATGCTATCGTGACAAACTCGCTTTTACACCCTCGTGATTATATCAATGAAATAGATGATACTCGCACATTTAGAGCATTTACAAAGATACATACAAATCTCTCGTTTCAGTGGATTGGAAGGACGCGAAGTCCCGGGGAAAATGCGGTAGGTTATCTTTCGTTTTTGATCCGCCCTATATTTCGTCCTGTCGATAGTAAATTGCCGATTGACGGAATATTTGTAACGTGCTATGATTCTCATATGAATGCGAGAGAATGTTTGGGGGAATGGTTTTCTATAATAAACGGAAACTCGTGGAGTCTCGAAACAGAAAACAAATTTATAGAAAAGGTAAAAAATAAAGCACAAAATGAAAGTCGACTTACTGGTGGCCGTGGAACGGAATTGCCGATTACACGATGTGTAGTTACATATTTATTTAAGGAACATAAACAACAACCATTTATTCGTGGATGGCATAGCATCCAGACGAGTGCGATTTATTTGCCGGATGTTTTATTGGAACATGCGAGAGAAGATGGGTCGTGGATAACCGATAGTGATACGATGTGGAATAACACTAATAATACTGTATTTGACCTTACTGAAACATTAGAAGAACTTAAACGCAAGGCGGGAACGGGGGCGGAAGATTATAGTATAACACTGTATACAACTAGAATTCGTATAAAAAAATGAATAAAAAACACACACACGCACACACACACACACACACACACACACACACACACACACACACACCTGATGAATAATAATATACTTACATCTCATATTGTCTGGGCCAGTGTTGTTTGACGTAGACGTCCCATGTGCCGTCGTCATCACGGGCTTTGCGAACTGCGTATGGAAACAGTTCGGGAGACGTCCATTCATTCTGGTCCTGATGAGCGAGAAAACATCTCACTCCACTGCGGTTCGCACAGGTGGGGTTGAACCGAACCAAATGCCCGACGCGGTCATCTTGGATCGTCCCTTTCATTTTTGCTTGGGTTCTGGGAGGAACCATGCGATGGATCGCCCATGTTCGATGACGGTCGCTTTCTTCGTGTTTCTTCCAGTGTTTGCTTTTTCCGCTGTATCCGCAAACACACGTCCAGGACGCATCATCCGTTCCAAATCTCCACGGACCAACCGAGTGTCTTGAGATGAAGGAGCAAACGGTCGCGTCTGGATTCCTGTGCTGGATTTCAAAGGTAGCCGCGATCTTCTCAGTCGCCTCTCGCAACAACTGGATTCGGTCTTGTTCTTGAATCGTCATCCAGTGTTCCAGCGTGACCCACGCACAATCAGGAAGTTCTCTGGTAACGCGAAGCCACGCTTGGTAATCGACTTCGCCGACACTTCGTTGTGGCTGCTCTGCGAAAAGATGAACCGACTCACGGTAGGAGGGGGGAGGGGCTCTGGCGGGAGCGGCGGCGCCACCGCGTATTTTGTTTTCTTCTTCACTTCGGTAGAGGGCACAGAGTGCATTCATTGCCACGAGATACTCACCTTCGGGCATTTTGGACTGATTGTCTTCGATGACCCGCATAATCGCCGCCAAATTGGGGTTCACTGTTCCATGTTCTTCTGTTCCTGACATTGTTCGTTCGTATTCGCGTTGTTGACTTGACTATATTTCAACGATTGTAAAAAAAGCATTTCAATTTTTTTACAATATATATAACATCCTATATTTCATCATATTTTACTCGAGAACATACACTCGCTCGAAGAGGGGTCTTGGATGAACGAACCATGTTGTTCTAATACCACTGGCAGTGGGCCTAGGTATCGGGTTCCGTTGCGATTCGGTGTAAAGTTCGGGGTGCGTCCATTCATTTCGTTCTTGTCGGTTAATGAAGAATATAATTCCGCCGAGGTCTGTCTGAGATAGCGGGTTGAAACGACACAATTCTCCTTCTTCATCTCGTCGTATCTCGCGCTTCATGCGTTCAATCTTTCGGCGACTCACTGTGCGATGTTTTGCCCACTCTTGGTGACGTTCGCCTTGTTCGTGTCTTTGCCAGTTTCGGCAATATCCTTTATATCCGCACACACATTCCCATACTCCAATTACACACCATCTGCCGACGGCATGTCTTGCGATGAATGGGCATTCTTCTGGCTCGGGGTTTCGAGCACACGATTCCCTTCTATTTACAACGAGTTCGGTTGCTTCGTGGAGAAATGTTCTGCGGTCGTCTTCTGGATACTGAATCCATTCCTCAGGTGAAATTCCAAAGTGGTCTGGGTGGTCATTCGTCACGCGATACCACGCCGCTTGTTCGGCACGGTCTTCCATTCCGGGGGGAAGTATTGCGGGGGCTTGTGAGATGACATGGGGGGGTGCTGCCACTACCGCCATCGGCACAGGTATTTCACGATGAAGCGCACCGAGAGCATTCATTGCTGCGAGATACTCCCCTTCGGGGATTTTGTCTTGATTGTCTTCAATCACGCGCATCAGTTGGGCCAAATTGGGATTAACTGCCATTCTCGGTCGCTATAATTGGTATATAGTAAGAAAATATATTTCAATTTTTTACATCAAAACCCACATTCAATGAATAAATTGCATACCATGGCGGGGGTTATTTGAACCGGATTTCGGTATAAAACCGAATAAAGTCGACGCAGACGCCGACGCCGACGCGTCTTTATAACCATCGCCAATTGTGACGCCGACAGAACCAGTTGTTAGTTCTAATGTCGACGACGCACTGCGAGCCGCCGCCGCCGCCACAATCGTAAAAACCGCCCTCGACGGCGAGATTAATTTTCCCGTCATTATCTGCGGGATTTGGGAATAACGATTTACGCGCATAAAATGGCGGACATCGCGAAGAAGTGAACTCCATGAATATGTGCGGATAGTTGCTTGGTTTGCGCGGAGAATCGCGAAGACGGCATACGTGAGAGCACCCGCAAAGGCATTATTGATATACGCGTCGGCAGCGGTTTGTTCGTCACGCGACCCGCTAATCATAAAGACCTCGCCAGCCGTCTCGGTATATTTCCCCTGAACGAATGCTTTCTGTTGGGTGCGCCAAACCGCCGCACGTCCCGCCGAGGGTGGTTGAATAAGACTGCTGTAATCTTCGTATTTAAATCGAATATCGCACCCAGTGCCGTTGTGGCAGCAGTCAAGGATGACGTAGAGACGTGCCCCGCGTGGGACGCGGTTCACAAGGAGTGACCGGAGTTCATCATCGGTAATTATTCCACCCCCCACAGAGGGAGACGCATTGTAATCAAGTGGGCAAAGACATGAATCATATCCGGTGACTTCATCGCCATTGGTGTCTCGAACGAGTGATCCATGACCCGAAAAATGGAATAGGGCTTCATCGCCAGAGACCATACCCGCAACGAGAGCAGACAATCCCGCAAGAATATTTTGGCGAGTTGGAGGGAGGGCTGACGCACCTACAGTAGTCGTCGCAGTACCGCCGGAACTCCGGTTTCCGTCAGTAAGCATAGTAATCGAACCAGCAGTATAACCTAAATTTACACGCAGATATTGTTCGACATTTACGACGTCATTATAACATCCGTTCAGCATCGCACTCGGGTTGTTATTGTAATTGATACCGACAAGTAAGGCAGTTCGCCGAGAGGCACGGGTGACCGAGGATGACATGGAATGCGGATGATTGCTATATTGTGTAAAAAGATAATAATAAATACTTACTACGTAATGAATAAAAATTGTATGGACTGGCGAGGGAGTGTGTGAAATAGGGAGCGATGCGACGAATGGTATTACCAGAGTAAAAATAAATCCGCGGCATTTCCGTCCATGTGAGGTCGACTTTTTATTAGGAGATTCGTCGAAAGCACGCGATAAGCTGGGTTGGACGTTTGAGTATGACACAATAGAGAAATTGATTGAAGAGATGTTTAGTTAGACGATGTCGCGTCGGCATCGGCGTCGGCATCACCGTCATCCGTTACGAACAACCGATTCATCGCACAGACCTCCGGTTTGTCGGCACTTCGTAACGATGTGAAGATATGTCGCAGAATCGCGTCATGACGCACACGGATTGTATAATCCTGTTGAATCGCCCCGCGCCCGATGCGACCCATTGATTGGATCGCCTTCTCTTGCGACATCCCCTCCAAGTCTTTCCCGATATACCCATGACAGAACTGGTAATTCGTGCCATAGATATAGTCAGACGCTGTAATAATCAAATACAGCTTCTGGTGCTTTGCGAGTGTTTTCATAATATCCGTGTATTTCTGGTCGGTTGCGTTGGTAATCGCACCGATGCCCATGAGGAGCAATAGTTTCCAGTGTGACGCGACATTCAAGAGCATAATCTGTGCGACGACGTCGTCTTCTACGAAGGATGTGAATTCGTTGGAAATCGTGGTTCGCGTGGTCCATCTCTTTAAATGCTCTAAGCGGTTAGGAACGAATAGTTCGTGAAGTGCTGTATATTTCACCGACTTCTTTAAGTCATCTACTTTGATATGAAGACGCTGTGTTTCCGGATTGATGCGTGTGTCTGATGTGAATTTCCGTGTTTTCTTTTCGTCGTCGGCACCGGCGCCTCCTCCGCCTGCCCCGCTTTCACCTTCCAAGTCTTTAATCAATTTCTCGGTTTTTTCGATATCTTCTAATACGCGTGTATTGAAATCAATCGTTCCCATGATGTCCTCCATGACAATATCGGGTATTTTTGCGATTTGAAGCATGAATGCGGCGACTTTATCGACGTGCTCGGTCAAATAGATGGTTGGTCCATCTGTAAGTGTATGTGCGTCACTTGTAGACAAATTAATAACCGATGCGTATTTGGGTTTGCGGGCGCCGGTGAGGGTGTCGTAGATGACTTTCCAATATTTGGGTCGAATATTTTCAAGAAGAAGTAGATAATACTCCTTAATGCTTGACATGGTGATATCGCTGACATCAGCGAACATGTTTTCGGGGAGATATCTCTGTGAAGATATGACAAGTCCTTTATTATCATCGGTGTCTGGGTCGTCGTCCATGTCCTTCTTCTTCTTCTTCGCGTCGTTCTTCGTCTCGGCGTCGCTGTCATCGCTGTCCTCGCTGTCATCGCTGTCCTCGCTGTCCTCGCTGTCGCTGTCATCGCTGTCCTCGCACTGGATAGGTTTTGTCACTAACCCAATAAACTGCAGCACCCCTCGAAGGTCAAAATACCGCATCAACGTCTTATACGTCTTACAATGCTCGACGCATTCCAATACGGAGTTATAGTCGGCACCGAACATGTAATGTGGGAGTTCGATAAACCCGCCTTGATTGACAATCGGGATTGACTTCTTGAAATCGTGACTAACCACGCTATATACATCGCCTCCATGCTTCACCTTGAAATCCTGAATGACATCCGCGATTTCATCCTCACGCGGCAATGTCGCCGACGACAACACGATATTTGGAATGAGGTTTCCACTCCAATTGCGATGGATGATAGGGTGAAGTTCGTGGTCTGCGTAGTCCAATGAGATTGTCGGCTCGTCCCAATACATCAATAATTGGTCAAGGGGGTTAAACGCCATCATGTATCGCATCGCAAGCAGATAAGACCGAATATCGCAAATCATGATTTCGACATTATCGCCGATACTGTTATCAACTTTACGAATGCGACCGCTGCGTTTGTCACGGATCGCCTCCTTCGCCGAATAATAATGAAGACGAATATCGTCAATATTGCTACACCCGAATGCGAATGCGATGCGTTTTTTCACGGAAATCGCCGCCTTTGCCAGTGCCAACCCGACGTGTCGTGCAGCACACACGAAAATGATTTTGTATTTCTCTGACAATCCCAACGGCGAAAGGGTTTTGCCCGTGCCTGTCGGCGCGATATATAATATGAGTTTCGCATCAGGCCGTTTTGCGATTGTGAAGAGTTCTTTTTGATGCTCGTATAATTGAAAGTCTGCGTATTTAAAGACCGCCTCGTTCTGTTCAACAAACCGATACGCATTACGAAGAAACCCTGCGATTTTGACGTCGGGTTCAAACTCATCGATGATATAATTCGCAAAATCGATAATGTGTGCGTTAATTCCAATGACCGATTTTTGAAGCATAAGCTTCAACGTATAATAATGCTTCATCCACTCGTTCGGGCCAATGGCGACCCCAGCCCCGTCCATCATCGCCGCACCACCGCCGTCTTTCGTTTCCAGCATCGATTGAATTGTAGTCATAATGTGGTGGTCGTATGTATCACCAGACCCACCAAATGTGGTATTCATATTTTGTATTCTCATCAAATCGACCTTCTTCATCACCTTCTTCGATTTTGCGGTGATTTCAAATTTCATGCTCCGTGTGGCGATGACACTCATGCTCATGATGCGTTCAATCCATTTCTTGAAGTATTCATTGAATAGGTAATCCTCCATCTCCGGTGTTTGTGTTATTTTCAACCGCATTATAAGAGATTGTTGTATATTGAACGTAATATTGACATCATGAAATCCGTCGACGATGAGTTTCAAGATACGCATCTCATCTTCGGTCTCCATAATTTCAACACCGTTCCATTCTTCACCCGTAAGTTTCACTTGAACAAGGGTCGCTGCTACTGCTGCTGCTACTACTGACATTATGTAGAATCAAATAGGTATAAATAACCTCAATACATTACTATTGTTGTGTAATCGTTTTAAATCAATTTTAGTGATAAAAGTATTATAAATGGGCGATTCGTCCCTAAATTGAAATAAATAGAACAGTGTATAGTATATTATCCCGGCAGGCCATTCCCCTTTTCTGTATTATTTATTTTATCATTAATATGTCGCAGTCGCAGTATATACCACCAGTGATTGTAAGTTTTGACGGGAATATTGGTTCAGGAAAATCCACGACGTGCTATGAGTATGAGCGTTATCTTAAAAACGGAATGAATGCGGCTGCTGCGGTGCTGCCGCCGATATTCCCCACCATTACATCATTTGAAGAGGAGGTGTGTTTTGTAGACGAACCAGTCGCATTATGGAGCCAGATATGTGACAAAGATGGTGTAAATATTCTTACAAATTTATACAAGGATATTCGTGCCAACGCGTTCAAGTTTCAAATGATGGCGTATATTTCGCGGCTATCTTTGTTGCGAAAGGCGGTGAAAAACCCCAAAATCAAGTTGATTATCACCGAGCGAAGCGTTGAAACCGACCGAAATGTTTTCGCGAAGATGTTATATGATGCTGGCGATATTTCGCACGACGAGTTCCAGATTTATACGATGTGGTTCGACGAGTTCTTGACGGATGTTCCTTTATCTGGTATGGTATATATAAACGCGTCTCCGTCTGTCTGTATGGAACGCATTAGTAAGCGCGCACGAGTAGGCGAAACTATTCAGGCTGATTATATCCAACGGTGCCATGACTACCACGAAACGTGGATTCGCACAAAGACGTGTCCATTATTAGAATTGCCTGCGGACGAAGATATGAATTGTGCGCCGAATCTTCTTTCGGCGCGGATGGAACGCATCACTGATTTTATTCGGGGGTTATTGTCGACGACGACGACGACGGCGACGTAAACGAATTAAACATTTATTATTATTATTCAATACCCATTGAACAATAATAGTTTACCTTTTTTTAACGGATTGTCGTAAAATGTCAGCAATGGAGAGTAACGACGAGGCGGGATGTCGATTCGTATCAAGTCGCGGATTATTGAAATCGTGCCGAGTTCGTTCAATGAACCCAAAATCAAGTTGCCCCACGGATCTACAGTATATTACGGATTTTATTGCGTCACAGAATGACAATGACGGCAAACCATCATCGCCGGTCAGCATCTATGTTTGCTGTGACGCATTTCAAACATTTATTCAAGAATACGCACGGCAAATTCATGTGCCATATATCGTCGTATGCGGGGATGGCGACCTTACGATGTTCCGCGAAGCGGTTCCATCCCACCCGAATCAGTTTGTCATGTTTATGCTGAACCCGAATATGCACGGGCTTTTCAGTCAAAATATGGATATTCACGACTGTCGCGTTTTTTTGAAAGAAAAGATAACGAAACTATGGAATGCCAATGCGAGTGTATTTAAAGCCGCCGAAGCCGCCGAATCCGTCGCCACCGCCGAAGCCGTGTATTCGTCATTAGACGACGCGATTCAAACCACCGCAAATAAACTAAAACAATTCCCGATTGGAATGGATTATCATACGATTAGTGCTAATCCGCGGCACCATTGGCTGCGTCATTCATCGTCTTCTACTGAGGCCTGTATGACGACGCCTGTAGCACAAGAACGAATACTCGTAGAACAAATCCGTGAGGGAATGATGCCGTTTTATCAACGGAAGATACGAATCTATTCGAATGTCATGTTATGCCCCGACCGGTTCAACGACCGTGTTAGTGCCATCACGATAATACCGAGTGCTCTCATCACTCAGCAAAACGGGTTTATACCGAGGACAGAAACTTGGAAGAATATGGTAGAATACGCATTCGTATTATCGCCGTTCGGCAACGGTATGGATTGTCATCGCACATGGGAAGCATTATTGTGTGGATGTATTCCAATCGTGCGTTCGTCCGTTTTCAACGAGTTGTTCGATGGTCTGCCCGTTCTCATCGTGGATAAATGGGAGGATATTTCATTACAATTATTGGTAACAACACTGGCACAATTTAAAGACCGACTCGATAACAACGAATTCAATTATGACAAATTGCGACTATCGTATTATACGAAAATGTTTATAACGACCGACTAAATAAGCCGTTTTGCGACCCTTGCGTTACAATCGTTGGTTCCGCCCAATACACGTTGAGAGAAAGGTCTCTCGCTACATCATTTAGCCACCAATCAACGCCCCCGTTTGGCGGTTCGATTTTACTCTTCAAGTTCGCCACGTAGTCGCATATCTTCTTCGCACATCGTTTATGAATAACATAACTATCGGTACAACGAGCGGCACCGTTTCCCCCCCATGCGGTTTCGTGGAGACATTTTTTGTAGATGTATTGATGCGGCGCCTGCATATATTTTGGAATATGTAAATTACAACCATCGCCAATAAATAACATATCGTAATCATTCGGCAATTGTGTCATATATTCGTTGAGTTTATTCATGAAATCCGGCGAGAGAACGACGTCATCTTCAAATACTAATACATCCTCGTCGTCCTCGCTGATATTATCCTCCATCAACCGATACACGTAAAGGTGCTTCAAATGAAGCGATAATTCTTTTCGTCGATGAGTTACATAGTTTTTACCGAACTCGGGGCAATCATCATCGGTAATCTCGTCTTTATCGAATTTCTCGATGAATTCGTAGTTGGTGATACCGTGTCTCTCGAATTGCTCTAAAATAAATCGCTTGCGCTGTGTTAGTTTTGAATAATGAAGGACGAATATTTTCATGATTCTGTTACTATTTACATGCTAGTGTTTATATTCGTTATTGTTATGCGCCGAATAACCAACGAATGCCTGACGTTAGTATATTACCGCCGCCGCCGCCCTCGCTCATAGTTTCTTGTGGCATGGATATGCGTGTATCATCATACTCCTCGCCAGCGATGGCTGAAGAACCATTTTCGATATACCCGCCACCGCCACCGCCACCGCCGTTCCCTGCCATCGCGGTCAATAATACCGACTTTGGGCGATACAGGAGGATATCATTCTCATATTTTGTTATTTTGAAAAGGTCTTTTCCGTAGATTTCGTAAAGAAGCAACCATTCGAATATACCGCCGGTATAGATATGAACATTTGTAAAACCGAGTTTAACCAACTGCTCGTATTTATGTAATATGGTGATGTCATTTGAATTCTTGCCATACACGATAATCATAATATTGGGCTGCCGCTGAATACATGAATTTACAACCTGTTCCTCGAAACATATATCCACCGTAGTTTTGATAAGACAGTGTTGGAGAGATGGCGGAAGTGTGTTGATTATCAGCGTAGAATGCTTCACATTTAAATTACGATAGACGACCATTTGTAAGTCCTCATAGCTTACTTTAGGTATAAGTGATACTTGGTTGCCCATGAATGTATCTGGTGCGTGCGGCGTGTATAAATAATATAGTTAGTTATATTTACAATATTATTTGTTTTTATCTATTTTACGTGTATCGTATATCAGTCGAATGTAATCACGATATCCACGAACTCTTTCTTGATGCCTTTTGTTGCCGATGACGATAACTCCTCTCGTTTTTTGCGTTGTTTGATTTTAGAGGCGATGCTGCTGGCGCCGGTATCATATCCGACTGATGTCGCCGCCGATGTCGCCGATGTCGCCGATGTCGCCGCTGCCGCTGCTGCCGCTACATCTCCGCCACCAAATGTCATCTTTATTTCGCATCCATCCACGGTGGCCGACGACGTTTGATGCGATTTCGCCATTTTGCGTGAAGTATTATTGCGAATATTCATATCGGTCTCAATGACCGAGTAATTCTCGTGGATATATCGAAGCACCTGATTTTCGATTGCCCATTTAAAGAAGTTGAGTTGCCCTAGCGTGGTTTGAATATACGTAGTGCCGTTTTTGTGCGGGACGTTGATTCTGTCCCATCGACAAAATGGGTCGAACCGTTTCTTCGAATAGGCGCGAAGTTTCAATTTATAATCCACATAAACTTTGAACCGTTTTGTGGGAGTTCCGCTGTCTTCGAGTTCATACACCGTATAATGTTTCTTGGAATAATTCGTGACAAACCAGTCCATGATACGCAGGGAAATATTTGTGGTGCCATTGATGACCGAGAGCATCTTGTTCATATTCTCTCCATTATTCTCGTTATAGAAACGGAGAACTTTGTGAAGAAGAAGGTCGTTTTGGGTGTTATAGAGACTATTGGTATGACCGAGAAGAGGAACACCTGCGGTAACTGCGGTAACTGCGGTGGTAGGGCTATGTGAAAGGGGGAATTGTTGTTGGGAGTCTTTGGGGTGTTGGGCGCAGGCTAGCATGTTTGTGTAATAAAAATGATAATCGAAAACTATTTATACCTCTTTTACTCGCCCCCAGCCTACCACGGCGGAATATGTAATATAAACACATTATTACAATATGATGTATCAGTATCCATTATGTCTCTCGATCGCGCCGATTCGATTTCGCCAGATAATTGCGTGGCACAGTATAAAAAAGCGAATTCAATGCTTCAGACAGAATACACCGGTGAGTCAGACAGCGACGACGAAAACGCAGAACACAATAAACTCGTCGTGGATTTACAGAAAATGCCCGCGGGACAATACGAATATTACACCGACGCGCATTCTATAATAAATCAAATGTTGCTGTATATGTATCATACGATTCATAACTTGGTTCATATCCCCGACGGCGGCGTAAGCAGTGTTGAATCCGCAGGGGTGTCAACGCCTCCGGTTCCACTCAAGTTGCGCCGCCGCCCTTACAAATACGACAAGGAGGATTTTTGCTACGTCCAGATTGGATATGGTAATTATAAATATACGTATACGGTTCCCGCAACGAAGACCGAACCCGAAAAATCCGCCGAGTTTTTAATCAATTACCGCCAACAAGAGAAAATCATTGGAACGCAAGATTCAGCGGCGAAGTTTGAATATATGACGATTCTCACGGATTCGCCGGTTGTATTTCACCACTTTTATCGCGAAAGCGACAACTTCCTTGAAAACAATGAGCAAGATGTTAGCAAACTTCACGTCTATGTGATGACAAAATACGGCGAGTGGATGCGTTATAATAAAATCCCCTCACGCACCCTAGATACCGTTTATTTTGATGAGAAGTTGAAACAGAAAATGCGTGCGGATATTACCGACTTCTTGAAGAAGGAGAAGGAATATGATGAGTTCGGGATTCCGTATAAGAAGAACTACCTCTTAACGGGTATTCCGGGCAGTGGAAAGACGAGTATTATTAAAGCGATGTGTAAGGAAATCGGGTATAACTTGTGTATTTTTTCGATTAACCATGATACGGATAATAATACGGCCTTATCGGCGTTCCGCGATATCCCGCCCAAGTCCGTCCTCCTCTTTGAAGATATTGATTGTCTGTTTGAGAAACGCACGGGCACTGCCGAAAACAAGAGCACATTTACATTCAGCAATCTCCTCAATTTGCTCGACGGCGTCTTTTTCCGCAAGGGGCTGATTTCATTTATTACAACGAATCATCCGGAGAGTTTGGATCACGCATTGCTGCGACAGGGACGAACCGATATGATTATTCATATGAACTACCCGAAGAAGGTGGATGTGAAGCACCTGTTTCGCGATATGATGCGGAAAGAGGAGATGACGGCGGAGGAAATCGACCGCGAGTTTGACAAGTTTTACGAACATATCGCCAAGAAGACGATTACGATGGCGGGGATTGTCGGGTTCCTGTTTCGGTATAGAAAAGCATGGGCGGAGAATATCAACGAATTGCTGGATGCGGATAAGTTTATCAAGGAAGTGACGCGGAATGTGGAGGATAGCAAGTTGTATGCTTAGGGATACGAAACATCCTATTATTTTTTCAGCAATACAATAATTACTAGTAAAGCCATATCAGTGTGACAATCGTAGTAATCATTGTATATAAATTTAGTATCATACATTAGCCGCCTCCTTGGCGGAGGAAGAAACCTTTTCTTTTGTACATGTACATTCGAGGTTTTTTACTGTTCCTACGTTATATTTATCAGGAGTAGGAGATTCATCGACAGGTGATATCGGTGTTTCGGGGCGGTCAGGCTCACTTACGCTCGCAACAGAATCGTCCGGGGGCGGGGTGTCACGTAACGATTGACGGGCTGTTCTCCTCGACCCGGCAGGAGGCGTACTATCCGATGGTGGCGGGGTGGGTCGCTGGGGGGTCGCTGGGGAGGTCTCTGGCTTGACCCCTCCCACCATAACTTTCATTTTTTTGGTACGCCTACTTGGTTTTCTTCTACGGATACTGACCGGTTTTTTACGTCGGTGTGTTTTTTTTTTGCCGCCGATCCCTCTCCGGCTAAAGTTACGACCTCCTTCATTGTGTAGTTGGGCATTCTGTAATTTACGTTGTTCCTTGCCCGTGCGGAATTTTTCCGCTTTTATACGTTCTATCTCAACTTCGCTCATTAATTTAATATTGACAGGATCGCTATCGCTCCTCTCCATGTCGTCATTCGTAAAGTAGAATCTAATAAGGTCATTGGGGGTGCCTTTAGTTAAATCCTTAAACACATCCAAATTACGACGTCTATTCTCCGGACCTTTGAGTATTTCCGTTAATTTGGTATCATTTATTTTTATGAGAGTGTCGTTTTCGAAAATCCCGAGACGTGTAAGGAGTCGTCTATCTTCTTCGTGACCAGAACGTGGTTCAAATGTTATATTATTATTACCGAACCTTAAAATGCCCGGATGTATTATATTAAGTACGGATACTTCTCCGGCCGCCAGCGGCGAGATGGGAGAAGAGGGCATGGAGAATGGATCACCTTTTTTAGGCGAAAAAGCCGAGGGGGCTAATGATGGTGGTGATAACGAGACACCGCCGACAGCCTGCCGCATGCTTCGGCCAGATCGAGGAAAAGTAGAAGGAACTATTGGTGACATTCCCACCCCCCCGTCCACATCCACTACACTGCCATCATCTTCGCCCCCCCCCTCCTCCACATCCGCTACACTGTAATTATCATCATCTCCCCCTCCCACCTCCTTCACCGCCGCCGCAGCGTCAGGCACAGGCTCCTCCTCTATGACATCACACTTACAGTTCCACCACCCTCCTCCCCCCACCATTCTTTTTTTGCGACTTTTACTTTGTTTCACAATCCGCCGTTTTTTCGTTATACGAACCATTCGTATGAGTATTATATTACCGAGAGAATAATATTACCAAAAGAGAATAATTACTATATTTTCATCGAATATAACGCACGAGACGCATAATATTTCGACTAAATAACGTCTCTATTTAACGCAGATTCCGCATGATTTCGTTCAATCCAATAATATTTCGATGAGAGGAGGTAAGCATATATGCTTTGAAATGATTCGTTGGTTTTTGCCAGTGAGTGATATGAAAATCCGCGACTTGCCGATTTCGGCTGTTTATTATTATTATTATTATTATTATTATTATTATTATTAGGCGGTATTGTCTTATGCCAATTGTGCCGCACCGACTGGTTTGCTTTCCAAGTGCCATTTATTATAGATGATAAAAAATCGACTATACACTCAATATTTACACATGGATTATGACTCGCATTTTTTACAATGTGTATCATAATCTCTCCTTGTGTTAGTTGGTCGATGAATCCGCCGATATGTGCCGGAATAATCGTGTCGGCTTCTCCAAAACAAATCGAGGTTTGAACTTTTTTACATACATCCATTAGCGTCGTAAGTGCGGGAGTATTCCAATAAGAATAAAATGGTCGAATCGTAATCATCCGTTGTAATATCCGGTGCCCTTCGTTTCTTGTATTAGAATAAAAATATATCCAAAAATTGGTTATAATGTCATTATCGCTAGACCCTCCATAGATAGTCGCGGCCATATTGACCAGCCCGTTCCTTGAAACAAGCGGAAGATGAAATGCTGTTGTAGGCATACCTGCTTTGAAAAATAATCCCCAATAATACCCCCATTCGCCGAGTGTGGGCAGAATACCGGCAGGGTTCAAAAGAACCAACTTCTTTATCGGGAATCGGTCGGCCGCGTAAATAGAAAGAAACCCGCCGAGAGAATGCCCGACAAGTATCGTCTTTTTCACAATATTCAACGCTTGGAGTGTATTTCCAATGATGTCGGCATAATATTCGCATAATTCCTGATTTCTTTTATACTGATCGGTATCAATATTGTCACTTATACCAAAATTGGGCAAATCAATCGCTACACATTTTTGACTGAGCGACAGTTCTTTCATAACATCGAAAAATATGAGAGACGAACTAGCGGTTCCATGAATAAATACGACGATGTCGTCGTCGTCGTCGTCGTCGTCGTCGTGACTGTCGGCGTTGGTAATCACGTAGTGTATTTTTACACCCGAAATATCGATATACTCTTCATGAAATCCATACGCATCTACAATCTTAGTCATATATTCTGCTACATTTGTGATTTTTGCTTGAGAGATTGGTAAAATCCCGAATATCAGGGATGATATGACGAACAACAAATAAATGAAGCAAATGCTTAGACATAGACAAGCCCATACAAACGCACCGAATACATAATGCGTAGAAAGTGCCATAATATTGCGCCAGTTCTATTCTATCTTTCGAAATGTGAATTGCTTCCCTTGACGAAATCTCTCGGCATCCATCGTTCCACGTTTCAAATTACAATCCAAGCACGCAATAACTACATTCGCATCATTATGACCGTAGTTATTATCAATACGGTCTAGCGTCCATTGTCGCCTACACATCGCCTCTTTGTATGTGACTTGACAAATCTCTCGACAATAAAAACATAAAAGTTGAGAAGCCGCCAGAAGTTCGACAATTCGGTCAGTTGTGATGGAATATCGCGGGTCATATATTTTATGATGTTTGTCTTGATAAATATACGCTTTGCGTTTCGTATCGATTTCCTTGACGATATATGATACTAAACGCATATTGTCTGTGCCTGTGCCTGTGCCTGTGCCTGTCTCTCGGATCGGCGGGGTAGTCGATGGCAATAATCTGTTCGCCACATTGGCTATATGTTCTTTTAATAAAATAAGCACGAGAGATTGGTCTGCTTTATAAACATCGTCTGGAAGCACCATCAATCGATGTTTTGGCGTCTTTCTCTCGATGACCGCCTCTGGGTCGTCCATCTGTTTCATTTTATCCTGATTACGCTTTCCCTGAATCTCTATTTTTTTCATGGTGGGGGGGGGGGGCGGGCGGGAGGGGGGGGGGGATTCGGCGCTAATACATAATAACATTATTATATAACGTCGGCATTCAACGCTTTACGACAACCAGTCGGGGTGCGGGTCGCCCGTATATCTTGCGTAATCCGCACGCATACCACAACGGCATCTCGCGCAGATTCGCCCATTTCGCAATCCGGCGTTTCGGGGCGGACAAATAATAACTCCGGTAGGACGCCACTGCGTCGTAAATGTCATGGCCGTGGCTGGTTCCTGTCGGGGTGGCGGCGGTGGCGGCCATGCGAATCTTGAATTCATCTGGCATCGCCAACGCGAATGGTGTAAGTATGTCGGGGTTCTTGATTCTCTCGAATGCCGTCGCTGGTGGGATATTCTCTCGCAAATACTTGGCGACAGCGTATGATTTATGCTCCTTGTGTGCTGGATGCCCGTATCTGTATTTCCATTCGGCATGCATGGCGTCGATGAGGTCTAGCGTCCAGATGTAATTCGCTTGGGAGGCACGGCACCAAATCGTAACGGGGTGGTTCTTATGTGCGATTTTATAGACACATGGGTCGCATCCATCGGCATCTACCAATAAGCGTTGCGTCGTGCATAACATTTGGACCGCTTCCAAGATGATTTTGGCAATATGTTTATCCATCATGTATTCCGCAATTTTAGCGGGGTCGAGTGAGAGAATGAAGAGATTCATCGGGTCTGTCTGTCTGTCTAGTCTGTCGTATCTGTCTGTCGGTCTATTACATCCAATCAAAAATAAATAAATATTTCAATTTTATTCGAGGAATAAATACATAATAAAGTTTATTCTATCTCTATATCATAACATGTCTTTGAATTCCGTTTCTACCTTTGCGTCCTGCGCACCGATTCGCCGCAATATGGCGAAGGTTTTCGGCGGGTTTCCTCCGTGCCATAAGTCGTCTCTCGTCGCCCCCGTCCAGCCATCTACTTCGCCTGCTGCTGCCGCTGCTGATGCTAGAAGAAGTTCGCTTTACTGGAATACTCCGTCGGTAAAGCCTGGAATGATAAGCCCTATGTAAATAAAATCCGGGTATACGTCGATGTAACAATAACGAACATTTTATTGTAACAATAACATACTTGTTATTGTAACAAGTATTATTCAACAAAACCGACTGAAATCATACTTGGGTCCGTTCAATATTGTAACAGGTAGCCAAGGAAGTGCGGTCGGGTTGCATAGTTGTATTGTAAATGGGCCTATGCCAAGTGTAGCACAAACGCCAATAGATACCTTTGTCGAGAGAACGAATTGTTTCACATCCCCTGATAATTCTATCCTCGCGCCAGCATTTGTTCGCCCGATTTCAAATGAAGCACCAGGAATCGGGCGTATTATTGTAAATGATGACGACCACGTATCACCAATACTATGACTTTTACCTAAAAGAGTCGCCCATACTTTATATCCAACATTGGCAGGCGAAGCACATGGCAACACCCACGCAGATGCCCCAATCGAAATATAGTTTTGAAGACCAATGACGCAGCCAAATTCGCCGCCGAATCGTGCGTCCTTACATGTACAAAAATTCGGGAGGCGAAATACGCTCGTGATTGGGCCACAAACACTAGTTGCGGTCGGTTTCATCCCCTTCCCGAAATCACGCATGTCGCTCACTCTAAATGCGTCTAAATTGACAACTGCGTCGATGATACTAGAACCGTCATTTGTAATACAACGAGAATTATCAGCACATGTGTAATCGCGTGGACATGAAAATCGTGCGTCCATACATCGAACCGCATTGGTAAACGGCGAGCAAGCGTATATCAACCCCGCGCCAGTCATATTACTCATACATGTCTGCGACGGTGCACAGTAGATACCATTTCCGCAATCTCGAGAGAATGGCACCGCTGTCATCGGCATCGCGTCTGCGAGATGAATCCCGCCCAGCAATACAAGGAGTGCACTCGATAAGAATATGCGATAGTTCATTTTCTATAATACTATCACATAATATGTTTATGTCCATATTATACGAAAAACGACTTTAAGTCATCTTGTTATATAATGTATATCGAAATGCCTCGCAAATCTGTCACCCCTGTCGCTCCTTCCAACACTGCCGACTCAGTTCCGGTGATGTTACAACAACATAACCACGATGACGCCGCGCTCAAGAGCATTAACTATAAGAATATGCTTCTTACTGGAAATTATGGCATGATTAAACCAGATATCATTACAAACCCGAACATAGACGATATACTAGAAAACGAGAAAAACGCGAATAAAAGTGACCCGTGGAACAAGTTGGATAAATCCGCGAAAGTGGTTAAACTAAAGGAATTTGCGGCACGTCATGGCAAGAAGGAAAATCATACGGAACAAGAAATAACCACCCTTTATCAATTTCTCGTCAGCGTCCTCGAGCAAAAGAAACTCATGCGCGCCAAGGATGTCGTGTATGATAAATCCACCGGCGAAATAACGAGCATTCCCTGTCTTATTTATCATGCTGGGTTTAAAAAATTCACGCTTAAAAGATGTGAAAAGCGTCAATCTACGTTGAAATCTCTCGCACCGACGACGAGTATGTCAAAGAAAAGGAAGATGGGGATGATATCCGCCGAGGATACAACTGAAAATAAAGAATAAGCATAACAATAATACTAATGCCAGTTGAATTGATAACTATCATACATTTATCTGTAAAATTGAATTAAACATACAACACCAAATCATTATAGTAGTGGTATATAAAATGAAAAGAACAATCAAAGTGAAACCAGTTGTTCCTACAAAGAAGATACGATACATCGACCTCTTTTGCGGATTAGGTGCCTTTCACGCTGCATTTAATACGTCGAAACATTTGGATTGCGTCCTTGCTTGTGATATCGATGAAGGGGCGAGAAAAATATACGAAGCAAATTATGGATTAGTGCCTCACGGCGATATTCGCAAACTGGATATACCAAACATGCCTGATTTTGATATTTTATGTGCGGGGTTTCCGTGCCAACCATTTAGCATTGCCGGCAATGGCGAGGGCTTCGACGACAAAGAAAAGGGCAACCTCTTCTATGATATATTGAATATTATTGACGGTAAGTCACCGAATATGTGTATTCTCGAGAATGTGAAAAACCTAAAAACACATGATGAAGGTCGAACCTATGATACAATAGAGACCGAACTTACGAAACGCGGCTATTTTGTAACATCGCGATGCTGTAATGCGGCGGATTATGGTAGCCCTCAAGCTCGCACGCGAATTTTCATTATCGCAACAAAAATGCCGTTTACTATACCAGAACCAACGACGGCATCTTTCACGCCTGTTTCGGCGATCATAGATAAACCTCACGACGTCGACGAGCTCGCGACTACGGCTACGGCGGCGGCATCACGACTCAAGTTACATAATTATGAACTGGTTGAAAAAAAGGGGGAGTCAAGGCCGGGGAAACCGCATATACTATACGACCTTTATTCGAAAGCGACTGGAAAGGGTGGTAGACAAGGCGAACGAGTGTATGATATTGATAATGTGGGAATAACTGTATGTGCGAGTAGCGGCGGCCCTGGTGCCAAAACCGGTTTATAT